ATAGACGCTACATTATCAGGAACTTCAGCTAATAGTTATGTCACGTTAGCCGAAGCTAATAGTTACTTTGAAACTGTACCTGATTCAAGCACTTGGACAAATAAAACAGACGATCAAAAGAACAGAGCATTAATAGCAGCAACTAGAGAGATAGATAATTTAGTTTTTTATGGAGATAGATGTGATAATGGTCAGGCATTAAAGTTTCCTAGAAATAATCATGAAGTAGATGATGTTGAACTTGCTTGTACAGCCATTCCAAATAACATTAAATATGCACAGTATGAATTAGCTAGAGCATTGGCAAATGATACTGATGCTATTACTGGTAATACAGGTACAGCAGGTGTTCCTTCTGAGGTAAAAATTGGTGATTTAGAAGTTAAATATAATAAGAGTTCTCAAAGTACAGGAACTGTAAATAATATTTTTGACGTATATCCTTGGCTACAAAGTTTTCTTGGAGCATATTGTTCTGGTGGTAGTGGTAGCTATCAGTTAAGAGTGATAAGAGGATAATATGGCAGCAATAGACGATATATTTGGTTCGATACCAGCCCAAGTTCTATCTCAATTTGGTCAGGATATAACTTATGTAAAAACAACAACACCTCGCACATATAATCCTACAAGTGGTGCTGTTACAGGATCAGATACAAGTGTTTCTGTAAAAGGCATAATTTCAGAAATAAATTCAAGTGAAAGCGATGGAGTTTATCAGCAAACAGATTTAAGAGTATTAATTGGTGCATCAGAATTAGGTGACTATTATCCTACACAGGCAGATCGTATTCAATATACACAGGCAGGTTCTACAGTAGAGGGTAAAATAATATCAGTCAAAACATACAGAGGAGATCAACCTGTATATCATTCTTTAGTGGTGAGAGTACAATAATGGCTAGAAGATTCTCTATGTTTAGCAAAGATATAAAAAGGTACGCCACGGCTGTAGTTTATGATGCACCAGCAAAATCGTTAGAAAAAAGTTGTTTTGATATGCAAAACCAAGGTCCAAGTTGGTCTGGTAAGTTTTCTAACTCCTGGGAAATAAAAGGTATGGGTCAAGTATTAGCCAAAGGCAATGGTCAAGCCTCCGATCCAAAGCGTTTAAAATTACCTAAAAAAAGTATTAATGAAGTATTTTCGGTTGTAAAAAAGAAAAATAGTGTAAAATTTAGCATTTATAATACTTCGCCTTACGCAAAACAGGCTATTGATAAAGAACCTGATTTTTTTAAAAGACCAACAGATGAACCTACAACTAATTTGGGTAAGAGAAAATTTCAAGATTTTCTTGGTAGAAGAAACGGTAAAACATTAAGAGGACAACCTATATCTGGTAGAACTGCAAAACTAGATTGGTTTACTACTTATAAAACGGGAGGACCTTTTCAAAGTACATTTAATAAAAACTTTAATACTGAAACTAAAAAAACATTTTTATGAACTACCAATCTATTAGAGCAGCAGTAGAAAATCCTATTCTCACGGCTTTTACAAATTTATCTCCTTCAGTTCCAGTATTTTTCGATAATATTACGGCTGCTCCCATAAGCAGTACAACAGAATATGTAACAATCAATGTAACATTTGGCATAACAAATGAACCTACCTTAAATTCAAGTATTGATAATGCCCAGGGAGCTATTGTTATTCGTGTTTTTTCAGAAAAGGGAAAAGGACCTGCAAGAAATCAGACATTAGTTACTACTGCTGTTAATGTTTTAGAAACATTAAATGACACAGCAAAAACAAATTCTGGAGTATTTTTTAGAATAGGTGCTATTGAAGGGCCAGACTTTTCTACTACAGAAAATCCTCCGTTGTTCCAGGGAAGAGTAGAGACATCTTATATTGCTACAGTTATAAGCTAAACAAATTGCAAAAAACACGCTAATGTATAGGATATACAATTCTTTTTAAGAATCATGGCTGTCACCGCTTTATCTGGAACATCTGGAGCTTTATATTACAAACCTGCTGGTACTAAAGGTACTTTTGGAACGGCAAATGTTGTAATAGCAACTGAAACTATTACTGTTGAAACTTACTTAAACTTCAAAGTAGGTGATCCTGTTAAATTCAGTGTTATTAACTCTCAAACTGGTGAATCTGGAACGGGTACATTACCAGCAGGGTTAAATACTTCTGATACTTTCTATGTAATTGCATATACAACCACAACAGGAGCATTACAGGTGTCAGCAACTCTTGGTGGTTCAGCAGTAAATATTACTGATGTTGGAACAGCAGCATCTCCTAATGAGTTCCAGGTTGCTTATGCAGCTTTTGCAAGTGTTTCACAGGTTAGAGAATGGACATTTGAAATATCCAGAGAAGAAATAGATGTAACTACTATCGGTGGCACTCCAACGCAATTTACTCCATTTAGAAAATATATTGCTGGTTTTGGCGATGGCACAGGTTCTGCTACTGCTTACTTTACAAATGAAGATACAGCGATGGTAAACCGCATGGTTCAAGATGTACTACAAAGACAGCAGGTAGGTGCAGCTATGAAACTATATATGGATCAGGTATTTACTGGTGGTGCTGTTAGCGACACATTAAGCAGATTTATTGAGTTTGAAGCTACATTAACTGCTGCATCATTAAATGTTAACCCAGATGACGCACAGACAGTAAGCGTAGAGTTTAGACCTGCTGTTCAGCCAACATTTGATTTCGCTACTGCATAAGTAGTATTTAATTGATAATGAGCTACAATAGTAGAGTATAGAACTCTATTATGGCAACAACAGGTAAAACACTTCGTGCGATTGACCGCTTGCGTAAAGCAGCAAATTTAGAACCCACTAAAAAAGAAGTTACATTATCTGATGGAACAGTATTTGAAATGTGGATAACACCTCTGACTTTAGCTGAAAAGGAAAGAGCACAGAGAATGACTAAATCTGATGATGCAAATGAATTAGGTTTACGTTTACTTACTACAAAAGCTAAAGATAAAAATGGCGATTCTTTATTTCAAGTAGGTGAAATTGATGTTCTTAAAAATGAGGTACGAGATTCTGATTTACAGGCATTAATTTTAGCGGTGATTGTTGAGACAGAAGAGCCTATCGACCCAAAAGACTAAGTGCCGAACTGCGTAAAGATAATTTAATGATGTTGCAGTTTGGTATTGCTAAAGAATTAGGTATGAGTCTTGTCCAAATAAAACAGATGACATTGGAAGAAATTTTAGGCTGGAGTGCTTATTTTCAAATACTTAATGAAGATCAGGAAAAAGAAATTAATAAGTCTAAAAGACGTATGTAATTTTATCTTTTATAATAAAGTTTAAAGTACAAATTTTTAGTTGTGGCTACATACGATGCTCAGATAAGAATAAAAGTAGCAAACTTAAATCAGTTAAAGAAGTTAGAAGATAGAGTTAACAGAGTACAAAACGCATTACAGGGTAAAAGTCCCACAGGAAAACAGGCCAAGGCAAATATAGCTGCGACCTCACCAGAATTACAGAAAGAAAAGTTAGTCACAAAGGAATTAAAAAAGCAGTTAAAAATACGACAACAGATGAAGAAAACACCTGGTGGTGGAGGTGGTGTAGCTGGAGGAGGAAAAGGAAAAGGAGCTTTATCAGGAGCATTAATAAGTGGTGCATTTCCGTTGTTATTTGGACAAGGACCACTTGGAGGTTTAGCTGGTTTTACTGGTGGATTTATAGGTGGAAAAGTTGGTGGTCAGATGGGAGGTTTTGCAGGAGGTCTTATTGCAACTGCTGCACTTACCCAAGTTCAGCAAATAATTGATGGAGTAACAGCAGTAGGTAACGCATTTAGCAAAACAAATCTAGACATAACTCAAGTTACTAAAAGCCTTGGTTTAGTAGGAACACCATCTGCTAAATATCTACAATTATTAGAACAAACACAGGGAAAACAAGCTGCATATAATGAATCCATTAAGAGACTAACTAGGATCGTAGGTGATGAAGGGGTAAAAAATCTACAAGAATTTGGCGATGCAAGTAGGCAGTTTGCTAATGATGTGAGCGTTTTAATGACTAGACTAGCTGCTGCATTTGCTGGTTTTGCAAATAAGTTGAATAAAGAAGGTTTATTAGGTTTGGGTGGTCTTTCTAAATTTACCAAGCCTTTTGAAACGTCAGGAATTTTAAGAAAAGCAAATTTAAATGAAAGTCCTGAAATGGCTTCTTTAATTGCACAAAGAGATGCTTTGACTGCTGGGAGAACAGGGCGTGATTTAGGAAATGTTAAACGCAGTGATGAGTATAAAAATATACGAAGTCAGATAATAGAACTTCAAAAAGCTCAAGAAGCCACACAAAAATTAAATGATGTAGAGAACTCAAGAGCTATAACTTTAGATAACTCTATAAAAAGCATTACAGATCAAAACACGTTCTTACAAAATCAATTAACTTTAGGAGAACAGGGAGCGAGAATAGAACAAGAAAAATTAAAATTTGCCAAGGCACAGGATATTGCGGTAAGTGATTTAACTGCAAAAGAGGTAACTAGAATTGAAAATGCTGTTAAGTTGAATGATAAATTAAAGGAGCAAAGAGCGATACAAGAGCAAATTCAAAATATATTAGCCACAGGTATGACAAATGCTGTTATGGGATTAATTGAAGGAACTAAGACATTAGGACAGGTATTGGCAGACGTAGCAAAACAACTTGCAAGTATGTTTTTAAATAAAGCATTTAGTAGTATTTTTGGTGGAATGTTTGGTGGTGGTGGTGGCATGAGTGCAGGTGGATATTATAGTTCTACAACTGGACTAGGAATTGCTGGACCAAACTTTGGACTAGCAGAAGGTGGCTATGTTAATTCTGCAAGTTTAAAAATGATTGGTGAAGGCGGTGAGCCAGAATATGTTATACCAGCTTCCAAAATGAGTGGTGCAATGTCTAGATATTCAGCAGGTGCAAGAGGTGGTTCTGTTATTCCAGGTGGTTCTGGTAATTCTGGTACAGTTGCAGGTGCTTCTGGTAGCACAGTTGTTGAATATACTGGTCCTGTTCTTAACTTTAATGGTGATGAGTACGTTCCAAAATCTGCTGTGCCTGAGATAATTAATACTGCTG